ATAAAGCGCGAAGTCACACGCATGGACGACAACCAGCAGGAAATGGCATCGTTCTTGATCCGTGAGTTGGGAGACGGCGTTGTAAATGATTTCCGCGCAAAGGGCGGCGAGACGCCTATTGCGGCAAGAAAACTGTGGTTTAAGGAACACGGCGAAACGCTGAATGCCGCGCTGCAAAAATACTACGAAAAGCTGGGGCTTCCTGCAAAGGATGCGGCTGATGTGGTAAATGCAGAAACCGTTGCGGCAAAGACGCGGTATATGTTGGATACGCGGAAATATCTGGTCGGTAACACGGAGACTGTGACGGAGGAAGTGGACAGGGATGCCACCAACAAAGCTATCCGCGACAAGGTAAACCAGAAGGAGTATGAGCAATGGCTGAATGATCTGTTTGACGGTGTTGTAAAAAACGAGGGAATTTACAACGGAAAGGATTACTATACATCCTCCGGCAATCGCAGGAGTTTTTCGGCAACGCACTATGAGATCACGCTGGAAAACATTGTTAAAGCGATGAAGCAAGGCGATCAGAAGGGTGCCAACACATTCTTTGGCGGCCAGGCAATTTGGGGTGTTGCGTCAAAGGATTACGGCTCTATTGCTGACATCAAAAGAGATTCTGGGCGTTTGCAGAAAATGACCGAAGAAGAATACAGTGCTATCCGGCAGAAGTATTCTGAACGCCTTGCGGAGTTGACCAACGAGATTAAGGATCCTGCAGCAAGGAATGAGTTTATCGCATCAGACGATGCGGCGTCGGCTATTGTAGAGACGCTGCGTACAAAACGGACTGTGGCGGCTATTGACAAAGAACTTCGTACTTACCCCACGCTGCAAATTAAACCGGACACAGCGGAAAAAGTGCTGCGGTTGGCACAGGATATTTCCAATATGCCGACGGGGTATTTTGAGGCGAAGCCACAGAGAGCCGTTGGATTTGATGAGGTGTTGGCGGCGGTCATCCCTAACGACGCCAGCGCAGAGGTAAAGGCAGCGTTGGAAAACGCCGGTGTTAGGATGATCGAATACGCAAGCGGCGATGAAAAAGCCCGACTGGATGCCGTCAACAGCGTGGAAAATGCGAGGTTTTCTCTGAAAGCAACGGCGGGGGTGGAGCGCGAGGCGCGGGATCTCAAGAAGGAGCGAAACGCGCTGGCCAAGCAGAACGAGGCGCTGAAGCAGCGGGTACAAGAGCTGAAAGGCGAAATGCGCATCAGCAAGGAACCGTCCGTGGTGCTGCGGGACGTGAAAAAGCTGGGGCAGAATCTCATCCGCGAGTACGGCAGCGATGTGAAATACGCGGACGTGCAGAGCGAGATGGACGCGCTTGCCAAAGCTGTGATGAAGCGGGACGTGACGATGGTGGATCTGATGCCACACGCCAAGGCCGTGGCGGAGGCCATTGTGGACAACACCTCTGAGCTGACGGAGTACGGCGCGGAGCTGCTGGAAATTCGGGACTATTTGAAGCGGCAGACCATCCAGTTCGGCGGGGACATGGCAAACTACGGCGATTTTCGAAAGAGCCACATGGGAACGCTGAAACTGAACAAGTCCAATGGCACGTCTGTGGATACCGTGTATGGCGAGCTGACGGAGATGTTCGGCGAGGGCTATTTCCCAAGCGACGTGCATACGGAGGCGGACAAGCTACTGCAAATCGGGGATGTGCTGGATGGCCTTGACAGCGTTTACCACAATCCCTTTGAGGGATACAGGGATGCGGCGGTGCAGGAGATCGCCAATCAGCTGATCGACGGCATGATCTCCGATCAGGTGCGGCAGAAGAAAACGTATGCAGACAGGCGTGCGCTGGAGAAGCAGGAGGCCGTCGGTCGTGTGCGTGAGATGCTGTCCCGCGAGCGGCAGAAGCGCCGGGACGACGTAAACGCGCTGCGGAAGAAGTACAACGAGAAGACCAAGAAGGGCAGCGAAAAACGGAAGGCAACGGCGATGCGGGCGCGGATCGCACGGCACACCGGCGCAATCTCCCGCAAACTGGTGAATCCCACGGACAAGCAGCACATTCCGGAGGAGCTGCGCGTAGTGGTGGCGGCCCTGCTGCGGAATATTAACCTGGAGAGCGCGAACAGCTACGACGAAAATGGGCGGCTGCGGAAAAACGCGGACGGCGACCCCACCAGAAGGACGCTGGAGGCAGACCGGCTCAAGCAGATCTATGATGATATTCTGGACAACGAGGGGAATATGGTGGTAGACCCGGCGCTGACGGAAAGCGGCGGTCTGCTGGATTCTCTGTCCGCGCTGGGCGGCAAGCGCATTGCTGACATGAATGTGACGGAGCTGGAGACCGTGTGGAACACGGTGCGTGCTATCGAGACCACGCTGACCAGCTACGACCGGACGCTTGCCAATCAGAAGTACGCACGGACCAGCGAGTGGGCGGAAAGCCTTATGATGGGCAGCATGAGCCGGAAGCGGAGAAACCGGAAAATTTCGCTGGACATGGCAGATCCGTATACGTTCTTCTCCGCCTACGGCGACGGCGGCATGCAGGTATACCGAACGCTGCGGAACGCGCAGGACCGAGAGCACGTGATGCTGATGGATCTGCGGAATGCGGCGAAAAAATTTCTGGATGCGGACGTGTATAAAAACCGGTTTGAACGACACACCTTCACCACCGGCAGGGGCGTGGAGCTGACGCTGACCAGCGACCAGATCATGAACCTGTACAATTTGGCGCGGCGCGGCGAACAGGCTATGCACCATCTGACGGTGGGCGGCATTGTGCAGCCGGAAATCCAGCGGAACGGTAAGCTGAAGGCGATCCCGCGCGGGAACGACAACATTCTGCTGACGGAGGAGGACATCAAGGCCATCACCTCCGTGCTGACGCCTGAGCAGATCAAAGTGGCAAACGGTCTGCAAAAACTGGCAAGCACAAAACTGGCGGAGTGGGGCAACGAGGCCAGTATGCAGGTCTACGGCTACCGTAAGTTCAAGGAGGAGAATTACTGGCCCATCAAGGCTGCAAAGGATGCGGTGGCCTCCAGCGTGGAGAAGGACGCGGACAACGCACGGTCGATCAAGAACATGGGCAGCGCAAAGGCCCTGACCCCCAATGCCAGCAATGCGCTGGACATCGGCGGCGCGTATGACGTGTTTGCGCAGAACGCCAGCGATATGATCAAGTATGCCACACTGTTGGCTCCAATGGAGGACATCAACCGTCTGTACAACTACCGGTACAGGGACAGCATGGGCAACCTGACCGGGAAGAATGTGCGGCAGGTCCTGTCCGGCGTGTACGGCGACGCGGCCCAGAGCTATTGGCGGAACCTGATGCGGGATGTGCAGAGCGGCATGGTAAAAAGCGCCAGCTCTACCACAAGGACCGTGGAACGCATCGTGGGCAATACGAAAGGCGCAGCGGTTGGCGCGAACCTGCGTGTGATCATCCAGCAGCCTACGGCATACTGTCGTGCGGCTGTGGTGCTGGAGCCGGAGAACATGACAAAGGGCCTTACGAAAGGCGCGACGGCTGGGAACGGATGGGACAAGGCCAGAAAGTGGGCGGCTATTGCGGGGATCAAGGATACATCCGGCTTTGACCAGGGCAGCCGGTACACCATTTCGCGTGAGGTATACGGTTCAGACGGAAACGTGCGGGAATGGCTGAACGACAAGAGCATGGCACTGGCCGGAAAGGCCGACGCGGTGACGTGGGGCAAAATCTGGAACGCCTGCGAATGGCAGGTGGCAGCAAACACAAACACGGAAGTAGGCAGCGATGCGTATTACCGGCAGGTGGCGGAGCTGTTCACGGATGTGATCGACCAGACGCAGGTGGTGGACGGCGTTATGCAGCGCACGCAGATCATGCGGGACAGCGACGCATTGACGCGGCAGGCCACGTCTTTCATGGGTGAGCCGCTGAAAAGCCTGAACGTCCTAATGCGGGCCTACGACGCATGGGTGTATGAAACGAATCCGCATAAGCGCAGCAAGGCGCTGAAGCAGCTGAAGCGGTCTGTAGGCGCATTGCTGGTGACGGACGTGGTGAACGCACTGGCGCAGTCCATTGTGGACGGCCTGCGGGACGATGACAAGGATAAGAACTGGGCGGAACGTATTCTGGAAGCATTTACCGGCTATTCCGGTGATGAAAAAAATGCGGGCGAAGCCGTGAAAAATGTTGTGCTGGGGGGAAACCTTATCAGCAACATAAACCCGGTAGGCCGTATTCCGTACCTGAAGGACATTTTGTCTATCTTGCAGGGCTACACCGTTGACCGTATGGATGCAGCGGCGGCAGACGATATTATCAGAACGTCCAAAACCTTTATCAAGGGCTTGGGCGGGGATTCAAAAACCACCACGGCCTACAACCTGAAACAGGTCATGCTCATGTGCAGCAAGGTTTTTGGAATCAGCGTTGGGAACATGGGGCGCGACATGTGGTCTATCGCTCGCAGCATCGCAAACGACACAGGGAATGTGCGGGTAATGTTTGAGATGGAAAAAGCGATCTATCGCATGGACAGGAGCGCCGGGAACCGAAAACGGTGGTGCGAGCTGCTGTACCGGGCGCAGAAGGACAAAGACACCGAGACGGCGCGGCTGATCTATAAGGAGATGCTGGAGCACGGCTATGAGGAGTCAGACGTGCGACAGGGCGTGGAGGCCATCATGAAAAATGAGCAGGGCGTCGAGTCCGTGAAGGAATTGAAAAACCGGTGGCGAGCACCGTAAATCAAGGAAAGGAGCAACGGGCGATAGGGCAACCATCCTATGGCACCATCCCGCCGCAAGGCGATCCGCAAGCCTGCGTAAAGCAGGATGAACCAGGAGCACCGTGAAATACGGGCTATGCTGCATAGCATGGCACCCAAGAGAGCTATCGCGTGGATCCAATCTTTTGACTTGCCGCAGGAGGAGGCACAGTGTATCGCGGAATGCGACGTGCGGGGACGAAGCTGCGTGGAGCAGGCGTTCCGTATGAACGTATCGGTTGACGGCGTAAAGCGCCGCCGCCGTACCGCATACAAAAAAATGGCCGACGGCCTGAGAGCAGAAAAAAGACACACCGTGTAGGTGTGTCTTTTTTTCTTATGTTCACGCACTTTTTCGCCCTTTTCTTGACGCTTTCTCCGGCGATATCTGCCGTATGCTGGCGGTAAAGAGAGGTGGTCGTGATGTTCGTATGGTATAACCCGAATCCCTCCGGCAAGAACGTGGGAGACTGTCCTGTTCGCGCGATCTGCCGCGCCACGGGGCAGGGCTGGCATGAGACGTATGTGCAGCTTTGTATGCAGGGTCTGGCACTTGCGGATATGCCCAGCGCCAACACCGTGTGGGGCGCGTATCTCAAGAAGCTGGGCTTTACACGGCATATTATCCCGGATGACTGTTCGGACAGCTATTCCGTGAGTGATTTTGCAATGGATCACCCGCGTGGTACATATCTGCTGGCGCTGGTGTCCCATGTGGTGTGCGTGATAGACGGAGACTGGCACGACACATGGGATTCCGGAGCCGAAACACCCTTGTATTACTGGGAAAGGACGGATGAAGCATGAACTATCCATACTACGGAAACCCCTATATGCCGCCGATGCAGGACAACCTCGCCCAGCTGAGGCAGCAGCAGATGCAGGCCATTCCGCCGATGCCGCAAAATCCTCTGCCGCAGAGCGGCGTGCAGTGGGTATCCGGCGAACAGGAGGCAAGAAGCTGGATGGTCGCGCCCAATGCGGCGGTGGCACTGTGGGATTCGACGGCTCCCACGGTGTATCTGAAACAGGCCGATGCAAGCGGCAAGCCGATGCTCAAGGTCTATGACCTCGTGGAGCGGCTTGCAAGCGCTCCTGACACGCAGAAAGCGCCCGCTGCGGAATATGTGACCCGTAAGGAGTTCGACGCGCTGGCAGCGCTTGTGAGCGAAATGAAGGGCAAGAAGCGCAAGGAGGAAAAGAGCGATGAATAATCCGTTTTTCGGGGCAATGGGCGGCGGCAACGGCTTTATGCAGATGGTGCAGCAGTTCAAACAGTTCAAGGCGAATTTCCAGGGCGACCCCAAGGCAGAGGTGGAGAAACTGCTGCAAAGCGGCAAGCTCACGCAGCAGCAGTTGAACCAGCTCCAGCAGATGGCGAAGCAATTTCAAAGTCTGATGGAATAAGCAAAGTCTAAGCAAAAACACAAGACGAAACATAACTTGTTTCTTGATCGTGGCCGCGATTCAGATAAATTACATCAATAAAAAGGAGTGATACTATGTCTCTTTCCGAAGGTATGCCCACCATGACCATGCCTGTGGCCCCTGCCAATGGCAGCGGTAACGGCTTTGGCTTTGGCGGTGACGGCGCGTGGTTCCTCATCATCCTGTTCCTGTTTGCGTTCTGCGGCTGGGGCGGCAACGGCTGGGGCAACAACGCTGGCAATTCCGGCGGCGTGGTGGACGGCTATGTGCTGGCCTCCGACTTCTCCAACATCGAGCGCAAGATGGATCTCATCAACGGCGGGCTGTGCGACGGCTTCTATGCCGTGAACAACACGCTGTTGACCGGCTTCGGCAATGCCGAGCTGTCCCGCGCCAACCAGCAGGCGGCGCTGATGCAGCAGCTCAGCGCTATGCAGATGCAGGCGGCAAACTGCTGCTGCGAGAACAGAGCCGCCGTTGCGCAGGTGCGCTATGACATGGCGACGCAGGCGTGTGACACGCGGAACACCGTGCAGAACGCCACCCGCGACATCGTGGAGAACCAGAACGCCAATAGCCGCGCCATCCTGGACTTCCTGACCAACTCCAAGATGCGCGATCTGGAGAGCGCAAATCAGGAGCTGCGTCTGGCCGCGTCTCAGGCTGCGCAAAACAACTACCTGATCTCCCAGCTGCGGCCTACGCCCATCCCGGCATATGCATCCTGCAACCCGTGGGCTGGCAGCTACACCGGCTGCTCCGGCTGCTCCGGCTGCTGACAACTGCATAGGAATCTATTTCCAAAACGGAAATTGTTCAGCTCCGGGCTGATATTGAAAGGCGGCGGGGCAATAGCTCCGCCGTCTGCATTTTGAAAGGAGTGAGTATTTTGGCTGAATACGTAAATACCAACATTGTTACCGTACCTGCCGGACAGAATGTGCCTCTGACGGAAACTGCCGTTGCGGGCAAGTCCTGCATCGTACACCGCGAGGGCAGCGGGCAGGTGTTCCTGCGCGGCCTGACAAACCAGTGTAAGGCACGGTTCCGCGTGTCCTTCGGCGGAAACATTGCCATCCCCACAGGCGGCACGGTGGGTGCAATCTCCGCCGCGCTGGCTATCAACGGTGAGCCGCTGACCAGCGCCGTGGCGACAGTAACGCCCGCCGCCGTGGAGAACTATTTCAACATCTATGTCGCTGCCAACGTGGACGTGCCGAAGGGCTGCTGCGTAACGGTGGCGATGGAGAACACCAGCGCTCAGGCGATCAGCTTTGCCAATAGCAACATGATCGTGGAGCGCGTCTGCTGAAAGGAGGGGCAACATGAACATGAAGGAGCTTTTCGGTATCCGGGAGATGCTGTGTGAGGAGCTGTCTGAGTTTTCCGGCCAGCGGGAGCTGAGCGCTGCTGACCTGGATGCCATCCACAAGCTGGCATCGTCCATCAAGAACATTGACAAAATCGCCATGTTTGAAAGCGGCGACTACAGCCGCGATGATGGGTATTCCCGCGATGACGGCTATTCCCGCGACTGGTCTTCCGGGCGCACCGCCTACAACAGAGGCAGCTCGTATCGGCGCAAGAGGGATTCTATGGGCCGGTACAGCCGTGATGAGGGCAAGGCAAAGGATCTGATCGAGCGCATGATGCAGGACACCGACGATCCCAACGTAAAGGAAGCGCTGCGGCAGGCAATGCACGTTGTTGAGAACGGGTAACGTTGCTTACACGTTACTTACAAACGTGTTTTGGAGGAAATAAGAAAATCCCTGTAACCGTTGCGGTTACAGGGATTTTTTTGGTGGAGACTGCTGGACTCGAACCAGTGACCTCCTGCGTGTGAAGCAGGCGCTCTAACCAGCTGAGCTAAG